ACAAAAATATAAATCGGTATCCGTACCGAATGAGACGTACAAAATTTTAGTTAATTTAAGCAAAGAAATATTTGAAGCGCCTTTGACAATATCAAAGACTATTGAATATCTAGCTCGCAAAGAAACTAAAAAGAAAAATGGCAAAAGCTAAATTTAAATGTAGTGAATGCCAAGGACTAGGCTATATAGAAACAAGAAGGAATAAGAACGAGAGCGTTGTGTTGAAATGTTCTCGTTGTAATGGGAAAGGACATATCAAAGTTGAGCGACCTGTATTACATGAAAGTATCGTTGGTGATGATTACCGTCTTACTTATCACAAGAGTTGAAGCATGGCCACTAATCTAAAATCGATTAAAGGCATTAGTTCGGAGTTAATAGCAGCTGCAGAATATACCAAGAATGGTTTTTATGTTTCTTTGTCATTGGACCCTTTGTGTCCTTTTGATCTTGTTGTCACGGATGACAAGGGAAATAGTTTTTTAGTAGATGTTAAAACTGAAAGCACTCGGAAAACAAAAGTAGGTACTCATGACAAAGGTGGACGTATCTATCGTGCGCTGTCCGAAGAACAAAAAGAAATGGGGGTACGCCTTCGGTATATTCCCTGGAAGGATTTAGATGGAGAAGATTAATGAATTTTACTACCCGACGTCGTTTGTTCGAAGCGACATGGAAGGTAAAGGCCGGACCTATGATGTCAAAGATCAGATAGCGTTGGCGAGTGTCACAACCATACTAGGAGAGACAAAAGACAAATCGTTTTTGAAAGAATGGCGAAAAAGGATTGGTGAAGAGAAGGCCAAGAAGATTGTAGCGGACGCCTCGAAACGCGGAACGTCGATGCACCATATCATTGAAGGGTGGGTATCGGGTCAACAGCACTTAGATTTGACTCCGATTGGTCAAAATGCTCATAGCATGGCAACACAGATCATAAAAAACGGTTTAAAGGACCGTCTAGAGGGGTATTACGGTATCGAGGCCCTAATGTATTACCCTGGATTGTACGCTGGTAGTGCAGATTTGGTCGCGAAACATGATGGTGAGATCACAATCATTGACTTCAAACAGACGAATAAACCCAAACGTGAAGAGTGGATCGAGGATTATTTTATGCAGCTATCGGCTTATGCTATGGCGCATGATTATGTTTATGGGACCTCTATTGACAAAGCGATGATTATGATGTGTTCCGTGGATAATTACTATCAAGAGTGGATACTTTCGGGAGCACAGTTGAGACATTATAAACATGAATTTCTTCGACGCGTAGACAAATACTATGGTAACATTAATCAAGGATTATAATGTTAAAATTTTTTTTAGTAGGTTGGGTGTGTTTAGGCCAAGGTGTTGATTACAAATGTGTTCGTATGGCCTCTGAAGTCGTTCATCCTACCTACGAAAGTTGCAACGAATATTATCAATTAGTGGCGACAGATCTGACTGACACAGGGGCTGAATTAAATTTTAGTTGTGTTCAAGCCGGATTAATAGAAGACCTTTTATAGTCGAAAGACGACAGAGTGAATACTGTTGTTAAAAATTGACTAGACTTCTATAAATTGTATCACCATTATACACGAAATTACCTTCCTGTTTTAATGCCTATCGCCTTTCTGTGCGTAGTTTAGCATACCTGGTGTTAAAAATCAGCAATTCTTTTCTCTTGACTTTTTGATAGAACATGGACCATGAAAGGAAATTACAATGACTAAACTATTAAAAGCTTTAGGTAACTTTTTTACCTTAGAACCCGACGTTGATAATGCTATGAAAGCATTTCTACAGGCTGAATATAAAAATGATTGGAAAGCTGCTTATGTTTCTTGGAAAGAAGAAGGCAAGCTTCCTAACTTTATCCGCAGAACACTATAATTGAACCGTTGTCAAGTACGGGAAAACCTTTTTTCCCGGCTCTTGACACGTGGACCGTGGGCCGTGGTAAGGGGAGATTTAGGAAAACATTTTTTTAAAAAAAAAAATATGGTCCCAACCCCCGGTAGTGGTGGTAGAGTGAGAAAACACCTTATTTTTCAATAATAATAGCACGATTTTGGTCTACCACGGCCGTGGTAGACGTGGTAGAGTAGATTTCAAAAAAGCTATATTTTTCAATACTTTTCAATCTCCTAGCTTGGCGTGAAGAGGTTTTTTATTTTACTAATTTGAAATTTGATTTACCTAAATTCTTCCTTATAGTGAGATTATGTTTAGAAAATTTCCTTGGAAGAAATACAGAGTTGAATGGTTGGATATATCTGGGGAGACAGGTTGGGGTTCTGAAGACACTATAAGAAAAATGGAACCACAGGTGGCTACAACAGAAGGATATCTTTTTTATGAAGATAACGACAGAGTTATCACTTTTGCAACATACTATTACAATGATGAAGAAGGATATACTTTTGGAGATAGAAACGTATTTCCTAGGGGATGTATTAAAAGTATAAGAAAAATTTAATCTTCTATTGGTTCTACTATTTTTAAGGTTGTAGGATTTTTAACTTTATCTTTTAAAGTTTTTACATCTTCATGTTCCAACAACAGTTTATTATCTTCTATAATTTCAGATAATCTAGCTTCTAATTCTCTTTCACTAAGGTCTTCCAACTTACCATGCTTAATAATCTTTTGTTCTATGTATAGTCCGGCAGCTTTGCCTCTAGCTACTTCTGCATTGATTGCTGCAGACCAGGCACCTTTTTCTCTAGCTTCTTCTCGAAGTCTAGCTAACTCTGTAATATGAGAACCATAATCTATTCTGTATTTTTCTTGTAGTTCTGATCTAATCTCATCAATATATTTAACAACCAAAGGAAATTTTCTAGGGCTACGTAGTTCAGAAGCTCTTACGTGTGCAGAGCCTTCTGCATACCCAGCCTCGATAGCACATTCTGTCGGAGACTTACGACCTTCGTTAGTAACCAGCAATGTAGCGAACTTCATTTGTTGTTCTGTTAATACTTTAGGTAAACCCATACTTCCTTATAGAAAATATATATTGTAAAAGCAAGTAAATTATGATACTCGTTTACTTGAAGTGAGGTCCTTTTTACAGAATATGTTCCTCCTAAAAACTAGTCTTAGTCCTCACTTCACACTTGAAAGAAAAGAGGTAAATTATAATATGAATACTATGTCCTTCAAAAACAAAAAAGAAGAAGAAGAATTTAAACAACAACTAGAAGAAGCAATGGAAATACTACAACAAAAAGATGTTCACTTTTTTAAAACAGAACACATCTTACCTATATTGCAATCTATGAATCCAGAACAATTAGAAATTTTCGAGCACCTTACAGGTATTAATCGTAAGACAATACATTAAAAAATGTCATCCTATACCACAAAAGCCTTGATGCAAATCTTGGAAAAATTCTGTGCAAGCCCTGTTGGAAGCCATGCAAGAGTACAAATGGTGTTGCCTCAAGGCAGAAATCCTTTGCAACGTGAGTTCAATATCAAAGAAATTAAGCTGGTTGAGAACCAAATTATTGGTGCAAAAGAGAAATATCGTATGTTAATCCTAGTGGAGTAATTACTTTGAAACCAGAGTCAGCCTTCTGGCTAGAAACGAAAGAAAAACTCAACATATTTTCCCTGATAAGGCTAGAAAGTTGGGCATCTGCAGGGATACCAGACATACTTGGTTATGGTGATAAGCGTGGCTTTTTTACAATAGAGTTAAAAGTAACTAGTAGTAAGAAAATTAAGTTCTCACCCCATCAAATCGCGTTCCATTATAAGCATCCGAAGGATAGCTATATCTTAGTCAAGACCCTCGCTCCACGATCCGTGAAACTTTATCCAGGGTCCGCGATTCAAGAGCTTGTAGCCTGTGGGCCCACCCACCCGCCTGTGGCCGAAGGCTGGGACGCTTGCCGCCTGTCGCTTGACGCTTGATGCCTGTCGCTTGACGCTTGTAGCTTGCCGCCTGTCGCTTGATGCTTGTAGCTTAAATCCCAGAAAAAAATTTGGTGGTTCACCATCCCCTTTGGGGATGGTGAACTGCGTTCTAGTGTTTGCCATAAGATACATTTTGGATCTTCTTATCCCAGCATGCTCTACAATCTTTGCATTCGTTCCCCTGCTTTGGCGCCGGACAACTGGCCTGAGCTGTTGTCACGGTTGAGGTCCAAGGCCAGCTCTTTGGAGCCGGCCCGTCAACTTTCGTTGCGGATAACCTGATTATCAGGTTATCCGGGACCATACGCGGGTCGATTGTAGAAAGGATACCAGCCTCACGTGTTGGCAACCAGTGTTTAACTTCTGGTGTCAATTCGCAAACCTGGAAGATCCGCAGCAAGTGAACCAGGGACTGGACGTCGCCTGAATCATGCCAGCGAAACTCTTTCTTCTTTGAAACTTGTATTAAATAAACCATCCCGTGTATCCAGTTTGGATTGTTCATTGTTGCCTGGTACCGGCGTTCCAATGCTTCTTTTACATTGCGGAATCGATACCTGCCTTTGAGTGCATAGCATCCATGGCACACGGAGCCCGGAACCTTTACCAGTTTAGCGCCCACCTTGCAGCGGGTCGCGGGTATGTTATAGGCATATCCGGGCATCTTGGAGGGCTTAGACAGCCCCCCGGTTAATATGTTAGCTTCTTTTTTGTTCATTGATTTCTTGGTTATCTGTTTGAATAATTTCTAGCAGCAGCATATACAGCCCGAAGCTCTCAATCTTTGGCCAGGGTTTTTTGCTTTTGCTTTTCATTTCTCGAACTTCCTCCGCAAGTTTGCAAATTCTAGTTCTTAAATTCATATGTTGTTTTTTATAATTCATCTTTAATTATCCTTTCTACGAATAATTCTAGCATATTATGGGACAGTGTCAAGCTTGACGCTTGCCGCCTGTGGGCCCACCCGCCCCTGCTTGCTGCTTGACGCTTGCCGCTTGTATCCCATCAATAATATCTTGTGCATGCCTGTGGTCTACCATGTACTGGTTACCAAACATTGGAGCCCATTGCACATGTTCGTCCCACCAGGCCTGAGCTGTATCGTCGACCGGGGCGAACCCGATCAACGATCCGTGATTATTTATTTGGAATTTCAAAACATTCCTCCATGATGTCGTCAACGTAAACGCTGCCCATCTCATCAAAGAACCCAGCATCTGAGCCTTTGACATCCATCAATACAGCATGCTTCCAGCCTTTACCTTGGCGCGGTGACTCCACGAGCTTAGCTCTAATTGGTCCCAGGCCATTGTCGATGTAATACCAGCTGTCTTTTTGTAGTTTTTCTTTTTCCATCTTTATCCTTTCTTTGACTCCGGAGGGAGGACCGAGTGTAGCCAGGGTTGTCCCTCCGGGTTAGCTTTTGTGCTACGGTTAACTAAAAGCTTAACTAGTTTATAGCACTTTCTGGGATAACTGTCAACCCAGTTATCCACAGCTTGCTGCCTGTGGGCCCACCCACCCCCAGACACCTCGTTTCATATACCTCACGGACAGGCTCTGGGTTGACTACGTTTCTTCAAACGCAGTTCATAGCCCCCTAGGGGGCTATGAACTAAGCTTGGTTTTGTATACCAGATACAACAAGTGTATCTGGTTTTCTTCTATTGTTAGCCATGGCTTTCAACTGCTCTAGTCGATCTTCTGACACGACTGCAAGATTAGTTGAAAGGCTATCACCATTAACCAAAATACTTTGGTCAATGTCCGACCAATACTCTTGAACTTCGTCTAAGTATTTAGCCTGATCTATAACTGTGGTCATGGTGTCTTGATTAGTCTTACAATATTCATAATACATTCTATGACATTGTATCAACTCAACTTTGGATTGTTCAAAATTTAAAACAAACTCATGTTGCCAATCCTGTACTGAATAGGCTCGACTATGACAACCCCCTGTATTCACAACTTCTAATGAAAAAGGGTTTTCGGCTTCTTTACCATAACCATTAAATTGGTTAAAGTTATCCCTTAACCAATTAGTATTAGCACTTGCGTCAGTATTGAGTTGAGGATTTCTTACACCACCATTTGCGTGATGTTGGCAATCAACGAAAGGGTTTAACCCACTCGCTATCATTTTGTCGTGATTTAAAGCAGAAGCAACTTCATCATTTAAATCAAATGATATTCTGTTTTCACCTGCGTCCCCAGATTGCACATTCTTTAAAACGAAACATGCGTCCATTGTTGTAAAGGTAGTATGATAAGTTCTATTGCTATTATACTTTCTCATTACATCACGATCTGCTTTTGGGAATCGTTCTTCTACTAACTTCTTACAGATTTCGTGAACATCTGTTTGTGTAGAGAAGAAACGAGTTTGAGCGCCGATTAAATTGTCTTTCTGCTCACAGGGAGTTTGAAGAACAACTTTCCAATGCTCTTTTTTAAGTGCTGATCTTTTAGCACTATTTAGTCTTAATCTATCTGTCATCTTTTATCCTTTCTAATAAAATTATACATTAATTAAGTTTGGAAGTCTATCGATAGTTTCATTCATTTGTTCCATGTATGTTTCCATACACATGGCTCTACAAAACAAACCATGTGAATTAGGATTGTTCGGAAACTCCCAAACAACTTTTTTCTCATCTTCACGATACTCGGAGCCAAATTGACTTGTCGCTTGTAGCCACCTATCTTTCGAAGTTTTGCCAACTCTTTGTGCATAGTGAGTTCGCCAACCATTACCACCACCATAGGCATACTGACCAACAGTACGCCCACAAGTTTTACATTTTCTTGTCATTCTTTATCCTCTCTACTGATTTGAATACAAAATAATAATAACAAAAGACATGCTAACCCAAACAGGGTTAGCATAAAGATTAAAAACAAATGTTCGATCATTGTCTAACTTTGCTCTTTAGTTCTTGAGGAAAATATCCTACTATTGATTTGATATCATTAGCCATTCTATAAGACTTCTTTTCAACATCATAATAAGTAAGAGATAAACCACCATTTCTTTCTTCTAGTTTGCATTTGTCATCTTGCCAAATTCCTGTTCTAGTAATTACCTTCCCATGTTTTTTAGCAAAATACTTAATTTCAAAACCTAAAAGATTTTTTAACTTACCTTCTAATTCTTTTGTATCTGTCATCTCTATCCTTTCTTGTGGGATATTCTAACAGAATATCCCACATTGTCAAATTTTTATTTTCTTTCAAATACGTTTTTAATTTCACTAGTATAAGAATTATGCATTTGAGACATGCCTTTGATATGACCAAGAGCACAACCTCTCATATAAACCATTTCTAACATAAGTTCTAAATAGTTTGTTCCAGTCCAATCAGGTTGGTTTTTATTTTCCCCTTTCAACTCAGCATACATATCTCTGAGCATTTGTTTTTGATCTTCATTAAGACCATGGTTATAAACGTTAACCATTTTTGCAACCGACGAAATCAGATCTTTTTGATCTGATAATTCTTTCGATGTTGTTGGTAGATAATCTTTTTCTGTTATTGATGTTTTCATTTTAATATTATCCTTTCTTAGATGTTATTGATCTTACTATAATATCCCACAATGTCAAGCAAGTTATCCACAGATAAAATAAATAAATAGTTTGACAGAATATCCCATAATGTGATATGTTCTTATTAGAAAGGAAAATGATGACACCAATAACAAAAATAGTTTCAGATAAAAAAGATAAAATCTCTTTAGCTGAAGCTCAGAAAATTGTAGGTGGTTATGTTCAGCTTCTTAGTTTACCAAATGGCAAACTATTAATTGATGAAGAGGGTCTGTTGAAAGATCTTCCTATCAATGCTGAAGCCTCTATGTTAGCTAATCAGCGCATAGTTGGTAATGCCATCTTTTTCGCTAAAGGTTGCGGTCGCAACTGGGGCTAAAAAAAACTTTAGTCAACCCCTTTTTAGGGGTTGACAACATGGGATATTATGGTATTGTTTGTATAAGTTTAAAGGGGCATTCCTAGGCAGCAACAAGCGAGGACTCTGCCCCACAAAAAAGAAAGGGAAATATAGAAGAAACTGAGACTAAATAGATTGCAATCTATTTAGAGGCGATCTGACTGAACAATGTCTTTAAGTCAGAGGCATAAGGTACACTTGAGATGAAGTATGGCCAAATGGCTGAGGTACTCAAGGGTGGTTCGAGTAGATGGAGAAACAGTTCATCTGACCAACCGAAAGTTGTGGGTGAGAAAACTAATCCCACGATTGCCTTCAGTTTCTTCTACATTTTTATTGACAGATTATCCCATAAAGTATAATCT